CGTTCGGGAAGACGCCAGGAGGCACGTGAGATATCCTCAAATAAGGATATTTCTGGAATTGCTCCATACAGAGTCCGCAGCACCGCCGATTGCCATTCCAAAGGGAATAGATCGGTAGCTGAGGATAGGTCCACAGAGTGGACCTTCTTACCTGCACGAAGAGCTCCCTGCAAAGCTGGAATAGGCTTTGCCTGATCGTGAGTACAATCCCAAGGGAGTGTACTCGCAAGATGGTACACAGATCTACCAAAAGGCTGTAAAGCCAATTGGTGGATAATGTGCGGAGAAGCTACACTTCGTAGCTTCAGGCCGGGTTCTTGGATAAAACCAATACTACCGGCTACCAGTTCGGTCGGATCTGACAGGGGCGGACACTGACTAGGTGTCAACCCAGGCCAGATCACAGCAATACCATTAAGGACAGGAGCATAAAGCTTCTTGTACTTAACGTAAAGCTGAGTCCCTGCTACAGAGTGTGTCAACGCATCTATATCGTTGAGAACACCTGTAGACTGTTCTGTTGACCCTCGCGGGAAAACAGGCCTTCTTTTTGAAGGGGACCCCCGAAACGTTAGCAGTGCATTACTGCCATCTTGCTCGATCTTGCGGACAGGAAAACGGTTTGTGGCCCGGCTCCTCAGCCGGTCCAGGAGCTCCTTCTTAATGCTAGAAGGAGCGGCCTGAACAGCAGATAAGAATTTCTTCATCTGCTTTTCAGTGACCTTGGTGTGATAAAACACACTGTAGGCCATTAAGGCCTGAACTCCCTTACGGAAGTTCCGGTCGGACTTTAGGGACCATTTTACAATGGCACCAAAGGTACCGAATGGTTCACCTCGTGAATTCTTGCGAATCCACGATTCGATTGGTAAACCAGCCTTAGCCTTGAATAGAGAGACCTTTAGGCTCTTCAGCCTAGAGACTGTCCATTCAATCCCCGAAGACCTGACCCACTTGATCACAAGTTGAGTAAACTCAACTTGCAATGGTTGTGGGATTCCGATGACCCATAGACGGTGTTGTACTCCCCTTTCGAGTTGGACAATGTCCTTACTCATAGTCGTTCTCCTTTGAGAATGATACTGAGCCTCGATAGGTGGGAACGCCCCATCTAGAAGTGGTCTCGGATCCATCAAGTTCTAAGTAGGAGTAATCTGAGTATAGGTGACACGATTCAAACCGTCAGTTGACGGGTTCCTCGGGTTGGCGCAGAAGCTGAGTTTAAGACCTTTCGAAATTCATCGAAAGATGTTAAATTGTTCAGAAACACGAGAAGATCTTGACACTGTTCTGGGGTGAGTTTATTACACTCCTCCACAGTAAGGATCGCCTCTTCAAGCGTCTTCCGAAGCTTACACTTTGGCAAGCGTTCGAGTTTCTTCTTAGCCATGTGAATCTTTTCGAAGGATTCAACACACTTGTCAAGATACTCAGATAGCATAAAACCTCCTAATTAGAAGCCTTGAT